GTAAGGTAATTATGTATGCCGATTATGTTAAACTAAAAGATGTTGAGTTTAGAGTTAGACAAGGTGGTAAGGAAAAGGTACGAAGTGAAAAAAGAAAGAACGTCCATGCTTTCGTTATTGGTGAGTTATTGGAATATTCTGAATACCCTTCTAAAGATATGCCGATACCATCTTCAGATAAAATTATAACCTACGACCCCTACAAATACGATTCGTTTGTATTTAAAAATAATGAAGAACCTGTTTTTTATGCCAATGAGATTGATATGATAAACACAAAAGATAAAGTATTTTTAATAAAATAATATAATGGGATTACCAAAAACAATAGTTAAAAAAACATTACCATTAGTTCCAAGAAAAGAATTGTCCGCTCGCAGAGAACAACTTTTGGAATATATTAAGGATGATGGAACATATCTACCTAAATCAGTATTGCATGCCGATTTGGATAGAGGTATGTTAGATTTTGTTAAAGAGGAACTTAAAGTTGTGGTTGCTGGTGATATAGTTCCTATGGTTGATATTATTATCACAACACAAAATTGGTCTCAATATTTAGAAACGTGGAAGTTTTTTGACTTAGACTTTAATCCTTCCCCGCCATTTATTACAGTTGTTAGAAATCCTGAAGTTAAGTATGGTACAAACCCATCACTTCAATATACAATACCAAACAGAAAACAATTTTATTATGCATCGGTTCCTACTTGGAACGGAAACGAACAAGGTATGGACATTTATACAATTCCCCAACCAGTTCCTGTTGATATAAGATACAGCGTAAAAATCATTTGTAATAGAATGAGAGAACTTAACCAATTAAATAAAATTGTTATGCAAATGTTTTCTTCAAGACAGGCATACACGTTTATTAAAGGTCAATATGTTCCAATTATTATGGACAATGTTTCGGATGAATCTCAAATGACAATTGATTCGAGAAAATATTATATTCAAAATTATGACTTTACAATGTTAGGTTATCTAATTGATGAAGAAGAATTTGAGGTTAAGCCCGCAATTCAAAGAATAACTCAATTATTTGAATTAGATACAACAACACGAAGACAAAAAAGAAACCAGTTTCCTAAAAATCCCGACAACTTTGAAAATAACTTTTTATTTGTTTCTGGTAACACCATATTAACTGATGTTATAGATTATACTGCTAATATGAATGTATTATCATTAGACAATGTCGATACTTTTGATGTGTATATTAATGGTGATTATTATGGTAGTGATATACAGGTAATTCAAATAACCACAAACGATATATTAAGAATTGAAGTTACTAAAACTGATATAACAAAAGAGGCAAACATTTTGTTTGAAAACAAATTGGTTTAATTTTCCCCGTAGATATCTTTCTTCTCCTTACATTTTTCAATAATTAAATTTTCCAAAAACTTATAAATCTTAATTCCCCGCTTGTCACAGTACTTTTTTAGTATCTCGTGTGATTCAGGGGATATTTTTATATTCTTAATTTCTTTCTTTGTTTTCATAGTGAGAAAAAAGGTAGAATTATTTCCTACCGTTTATAAATACTTCTCTAAAAGTAAAGTTTTTTCATATAATGCTGAATATTTATCTATAAAATAAATCTGTAACAGAATAATTTAATAATGGCAACAGCACAAGCAAATCAAAAAGTATTCGTATCACCAGGCGTATACACATCAGAAACCGACTTATCTTTCGTAGCCCAAAGTGTGGGTGTAACGACATTAGGTCTTGTTGGTGAGACAATAAAAGGTCCAGCATTTGAACCAGTATTCATAACAAACTATGATGAGTTCCAAGCTTATTTTGGGGGAACAGAACCCGTTAAGTTTATTAACACTCAAATTCCTAAATATGAGGCTGCGTATATTGCAAAATCTTATTTACAACAATCAAACCAATTGTTTGTTACGAGAGTATTAGGTTTATCAGGTTATGATGCGGGTCCGTCTTGGAGTATGTCATTAATAGCTAACGTAGACCCAACAACAATTAGTGACCCATCGGCAGCAACTCCGTTTACTGCATCATTTACAGGTACAACAGGCGGTACTGTTACCTTTACAGGAACAAGTCAATTACCAGCACAAGTACAGGCGAATTTAAATGTACAATATAGACTACAAGATGGTTCAACATCTACAATACAAAATGACTTTAATACTTACTTAAGTGCTATTTTTAATAGTACATCTACTTCAGCTACAACATCAGTAATATATGGTTCAATACCTGAAAATAATTATTACAGTTTAATTGGTTCATACCCAATAGTAAATAATCCTTATGGTTGTGAAAATAATTTTAACGCAAATGATTTAACCGCAGCATCAAACGATGCTTGGTATTATGCTAATTTTGATATTTCATCAGGTGATGCATATACAGGTTATTCATTTAGTTATAATGTTTCTGCGTTATCGACAGATAGTGTTGGTAATTTTACAGGTACTGTTGTAGGTAATTCATATTCATTTATTGGTACTGCGTATACCGAATTTAACAATATGGTTATTGCAACCGTTCGTTCAAGAGGTATTTCACTATACTCCAATAGTTCAACAAGTGAAAATCACGGACCAGTTTATCAAGTTAGTGGATTAACCGATTTAACTTTACTTTCATCTGGACAATATTCAGGTATAACTCAATCACCTTTTGCGCAATTTGCATTATCAGGTATAACAAAAGATGGTGATACTTTCCAATTTGAAACATCTTTATTGGCTTCCGATGCAAATTATATCACTAAAGTTTTAGGTGTTGATAATTTTGGTAAATCAAGATTTGAAGTTCCTGTTTTTGTTGAAGAGGCGTATCAAGCATCTCTAAATTATGCATACAGTCAAGGTTATATTCGTGGTTTAAATTCTACTTTAATTGATTTACCAAGTGCTAGAAGTGAGAATACTTCATCAATCGCATACAATTTAGAAAAATATCAATCACCAGAAACACCTTACTTAGTTTCAGAATTAAGAGGTAATAAAGTTTATAAATTATTCAAATTTATCTCAATTTCTGACGGTGATGCGGCAAATACTGAGGTTAAAGTTTCAATCGCAAACTTATCATTTAACAATATGTCATTTGATGTGTTAGTTAGAAATTTCTTTGATACTGATGCAAATCCAGTTGTTATTGAGAAATTTACAAATTGTAATATGGACCCAGCATCAAATAACTTTATTGCTAAAAAAATAGGTTCATCTAATGGTGAATTTGCATTGATTTCAAAATACATAATGGTTCAAATGTCTGATGAGTACCCAATAGACGCATTACCTTGTGGTTTCTATGGTTACACTCAAAGAGAATATGAAGATTACAATGTATATCCATCACCATACCCAATATATAAAACAAAATATTATTTTCCAGGTGAAGTTATTAGTAACCCACCATTTGGTTCAAACGTAGGTGGAGGAACAGTTGAATCTGCTGGTGATGTTGTTAGAAGAACTTATTTAGGTTTCTCAAGTGAGTTTGGAGTTGATGAATCACTCTTAAGTTACAAAGGAAAACAAACACCTTCAAATTGGATTTCAAATCCATTGGCTGAAGGTCGACCTTGGAATGTGTTAAGTAAAGGTTTCCATATGGATTCAGGAGCTACTGTTGTAACAATTGCAAATACTTCAATGTCTAGTGGTCAAACCGCGTTTGAGTGTGGAGTTGCTGATTTCACAGAAGACCCATCAACACAAGAAAACCCATACTACTTTATCTACTCAAGAAAATACACCGTGTGTTTCGCAGGTGGATTTGACGGATGGGATATCTATAGAGAATGGAGAACTAACGAAGACAGATTCCAATTAGGAGCATCAGGTTATTTAGCAGGTGCGGCACCATCATCAAGATACCCAACTGCAACAGGTGACGGTTTATTCAAGAGAATTGTGGTTCAAAATAACACACAAGATTTTGCAAACACCGACTACTACGCTTACTTACTTGGTATTCTAACATTTGCAAACCCTGAGGCAACAAATATCAACGTGTTTGCAACTTCAAGTATTGATTATGTTAACAACTCTAACCTCGTAGAAGAGGCAATCGATATGGTTCAATTCTCAAGAGCTGACTCAGTTTACATCGCAACAACACCTGACTACAATATGTATACTCCTGACTCAACTAACTCTTTAGATATTATCTATTCACAAGAAGCAGTTGATAACTTGGATAACACAGGAATTGACTCTAACTACACCGCAACTTACTATCCTTGGATTTTAGTTCGTGATACAGTTAACAATACTCAAATTTACTTACCACCAACAGGTGAGGTTTGTAGAAACTTAGCATTGACAGATAACATTGCATTCCCTTGGTTCGCGTCTGCGGGTTACACAAGAGGTCTTGTTAACTCAATTAAAGCTAGACAAAAACTAACTCAAACAGATAGAGATACATTGTATCAAGGTAGAATTAACCCAATCGCAACTTTCTCTGATGTTGGAACTGTAATTTGGGGTAATAAAACTTTACAAGTGGCTGATACGGCACTTAACAGATTGAACGTAAGAAGATTATTACTTCAAGCTCGTAAGTTAATTTCAGCGGTAGCAATTAGATTGTTATTCGAACAAAACGACCAAGTTGTTAGACAACAGTTCTTGGATAGTGTTAACCCAATCTTAGATTCAATTAGAAGAGATAGAGGTTTATATGATTTCCGTGTAACAGTTTCTTCAACACCCGAAGATTTAGATGCTAACAGATTAGTAGGTAAAATCTATTTAAAACCAACGAAGGCATTAGAATTCATTGACATTGAGTTCTTTATCACACCAACAGGTGCTTCGTTTGAAAATATCTAATAACAAATTATGGGGGTACATAAAGTACCCCCAAATAGCCAAAGTATGAATAGACAACTTAAAGAGGGATTTACGGAAGAAGGAACTCCAGATATGAAATATTATGCCTTCGATTGGGATGATAATATTGTTCATATGCCAACAAAAATTATGGTTAAAACCGAAGATGGAGATGAAGTTGGTATGAGTACGGATGATTTTGCGGAATATAGACACGACTTAGGAAAAAAACCTTTTAAATATAAAGGTAAAATGATTGTTGGTTATGCTGATGAACCATTTAGAAATTTTAGAACCGCAGGTGACAAAGACTTCTTAATTGATGCGATGAGAGCAAAAGAAGGACCCGCTTTCGATGATTTCAGAGAAGCAATTAATAACGGTTCAATATTTTCAATCATAACAGCAAGAGGACACCATCCTGAAACAATTAAACAAGCAATTTACAATTATATTATTAGTGGGTATAATGGTATTGATAAAAATCAATTAATTAAAAAC